ATTACATGAGCCTTAATAACTGTGCTATCGCCCAGTTTCTTAAAGCCCAGGGCCACACCAACATCCGTGTCGGCGGCTATGATTATAAACTAAATGGGAAAAACTATGATATCCCATTCGCAATTAACGAGCCCCTCGGCAATCTTGCAAACGAAGGAAATGCTCACGAACTCCCTTGGTCAACCATCGTCGAAAGATTGGAGGTATTCAATGCCCAATAAACTCGAAATCATCGCCTTCGCTTTCTTCTCCCTCTTCATGCTCGTGGTTGCGGAAAGAGCGGTGAATAACTGGGGCGAAACTCGCGCCGCCAATGCCCGAGTTTAGGTGTCGCAGAGAGACAGCCGGAATTGAGGAACTAGACAGGGCGAGGAGATCTCAATGCTTGAACATTTTCCTATTATGGAAATTGTGAAACAAAAACGGGTTGACTTAGCTAAAATGAAGCGACTCAACGCCCGTTTTACACTTCCGAAAGATTATTACAGACCCTACGTACAAAGGACTAAAGAGGGCTGGGTTATAACTTACGGGCAGACCGGGCCGTTTAAAACCAAACACCTTGCAATGCGCTGGTATGAACAGAACGGAAAATGACAATTCCCTCAGAGGTCCCCCGAGATTTATTTCTCCGGGGGACTTTTGAGTTAATTGGAGTGCAAAGCACATGACGAACTCTAAAGCCTTCCCAGTTGTTTGTGGAACCAATCCCCTTCACAAGGGTATGGATCTCCGAGACTACTTCGCCGCTGCGGCCCTCACGGGGTTTATCGCACGTACAACTCTTATCGAAGATAACTACGCAAAAAAGGCGGCAAGGATATCCTACACTATCGCCGATGCAATGATGGAGCGCCGCAATGCGTAGCTTCGCTATCTTCGGCTGGCTTCTTTGCACCTACCACGGCGGAACTCTCGCGTGGTTCGAGACCCGGGAAGACTGCCAGCTCGCAAGTAAATACACCGAGGGCTGGACCAGCAATTGCATCCCCGACCGTTTCGAAATCGAGAAGCTAAAGTAAATGGACCCCAAAATCGCCTTCCTCTTCTCCCTCATCGAGGGCACATCTTTAAACAAGATGCAGCTTGAAAAACGGTCCGGCGTCTCCCGCCGCACCTTCCCGAAATGGCAGCACTCCCACCGCCCCCTTCTCCAAAACTTCGAGGCCCTCCTCGGCGTCTTTGGATACCATTTGGAGATAGTGAAAGATGGAAACGATAATCGCGATAAGCGTTGAGGGCGACAATCTCGGCGACCTCACCTTCACCCTTTCGAACAACGACCGGCTTCTCCTTCGCCGCCTCATCTACTTCTGCCTCGCCGAAGCGTCGATGGATAAGGAGGATGCGGTGGAACTAGTCGAGTTCAACAATCGCATTGCAACCGAAACGCTGGAAAGGATGGCAGATGCAAATTAAACTCCTCGGCGGTGACATCATCGCGCAGATACCCTCTCCTTCCGGCGGCGAGCAATCCGTCACCATCCCGCTCACCCTCGAGGGCCTTCGCATACTCAAGCGGATACTTTCCGCCGAGCCCCATCGTGAGTTCGGCACCCGCCTCGGAACCCCGGCCGAACCTACCCAGGCGCTGGTCAACGCGTGGTTGCGCAGCGAGCGGCAACGGACGTTGGCGACAGAGGTTTCGGACGTTGAAGATCTTGAACTGGAGATTGAAATATGAACATTTATCTTATTTCGGCAGATACTTCCGGCTACGATGTTTATTCCGACGCCGTAGTAGCCGCGGAAACAGAAGAGGCCGCTCGTATCACTCATCCTTCCAAATTTATAAAAGAAACGGATTGGAGTGGGGATGCATGGGCGATTATGATCTGGGCTCCCGTTAACCGTGTCACGGTAAAACTTATCGGATCGGCCGCACCGGGTATTGAGCCCTGCGTCATCTGTTCCTCTTTCCACGCAGGATGAAACAATGAAAAGTGACTCCCAATATCGTTTCGAGAAAGAGGCCCTCGACATCGCTCTTTCCACCGGCAGCGCTTCCGTTTCCTTCACCACCCCCGGCAAAGCCGTTCAGTTCCGCCAGCGCTGCTACACCTTCCGCAAATGGAAGAGAGAAACGGTCGGCGACTCTTCCCCTTACGAAATGCTTACAATCAAGATGCTCGAAAAGGGGTCAACAACCGTCGAGATCGTACAACGCACTTTCGAGGGCCAGATCACGCCCGGGGCCGGTAAGCCGCTAGTTGAGGTTGAAGAGCGAGGAGATCCGGAACTTTCCCCGGAAGATCTCGAGATCCTCGGCCCAACGTTGAAGAAAGTTTTTGGGGAGGTTGAGATATGATCTTACCTAACGACATCACCGGCCTCCAACTAACGTCCCGCTGGTGGAAACAACCCCCGGACTGGTTCTGCATCGTCTGCAAGGTCGATGAGAACTTCCGCCGGGTTCAAGCGATTTCAACTGATGGCCTTTCAGCTACCGACGCGGTGGACAAAGCCCTCGTCCTCGCCGCCGCCTACACTTTCGCCCCCGTCACCTACACCCCCCAGTTCAGCACCGCTGAGCTAGATTTGGAGATCGACCTATGATCTACATCGAGTTTACCGAAACCGCCGGCGGAGTCCCCGTCTCCCACGCGGTCGAACTCCCCTCATCCACCCTCGCCGAAGCCGCTCAGCTCCTTCTCGCATTCGGGGCCGGGGTTAAACTCGCATCCAACACCGAAGTTGAGATGACCTCGATGAGCACGGGGAAGAAGCGCGGCGTCACTTACGCTCGTTGGAGGGGGTTGTGATGCATCCAATCCGCGCCCTCGCTCTCCGCACCCAACACCAGTCAATAACCGGCCCCGAGTCCATCATCGACTACGCTAACAGCCCCAAGTTTTTTATAAAAAAGGCTGCCGACGCCCTTTTCTCCGCTCACTTCGGCCCCAGAGACTTGCGTTTTACGAATCTGGCCCGGGCGGCGAAATTTCGCGAGAAGGCGCTGGCCGCAAAGGCCGGGGTGAAGACCGCAAAGATAAGGCATATCTCATGGTAATCAGAAAAGAAGATATCATCTACGCCGCGAATGAGCATTTCAATGATTGGGAACGCCTTGACGAACTCGTTCTTTGCACGATAGGGGGAATAAGCGAATTTCGCTATCCTTGGCGTAACAAGGCGACCGGGGAAATAGAGTTCCGGTCCCTTCAAATTATTAATATTGACGAGAAGGGGAGAAGGAAATGAGCAAAAGATCTCAGGAACGTTGGCGCCACAACAGCTACCTAGGTTGGGCGGCGATGATGAAGATCCAGGCTTCTGGAATTGCCTCCGCCCCAACAACTACCGGGGTGACGAAACGTATCGCAAGTGAAATTGCTAAGCTCGCTGACGAACTCAGCCGGGCGTTGAAGGAAAGGGTAGGCCCTTAACGAATCTTTCGTTGAACACGAGAGGGCTTGACATTGCATTCAATGTAAGATAACATGACGAAACTATCATTAGAGGAGTTTCGCCATGAAGCAACGGAAAGCAAGTCTTTTTCGTCGAGGTACAATTGAGGAGAAACTATATCATGTCTGGTTCAATTTCATAGACCGTTGTAGTAACCCTTTTCATCCGGCATACAGTCGATACGGTAAACGAGGGATTAAAGTCTGCGAAGAATGGAAAAGCTTTGGTCCGTTTCTTAAGTGGGCTCGTCAAGGATATAAAGAGGGACTTTGGCTGGATCGTGAAGATAACGATGGAGATTATACTCCAAACAATTGTCGATGGATCACCCCGGAAGCTAGTAGAAATAACGTCCGGGGAACTAAATGGCTAACCGCTTTTGGCGAGACCAAAACAATCAGTGATTGGGTTAAAGACCCTCGTTGTAAAGTTCGTCACGACACACTCGCAGCTCGTATCAAATATGGATATGAACCCGAAACAGCAATCATAACACCTTCAAGAGGTTTGAAATGAGTTTTACACCGACAGAAGAGCAGGTGACTATCGTTACTGCTGCTCGAGAAACAAAAGAAAACCTGATTATATCGGCACTAGCCGGGGCTGCAAAGACATCCACGTTGGTACTCGTTGCCAATGAATTGAAATCAGTACCTATCTTGTGTTTGGCTTTTAACAAGCGTATCGCGGATGAAATGCGGGAACGCCTCCCAGGCAACTGCGAGTCCCGCACCCTCAACTCCCTCGGCAACAGCATCCTCCGCGACATGATCGGCAAGTTCCCCAAGGTTGACGGCCGCAAGATCTCCACCCTCATCTACGAGGCAGTCTCCGCCATGGACTCCGGCGATGAGAAGAAGCGCGCCTTCGAGTCTCTTTCCGACTACGGCCGCGTCATATCCCTCGCCAAAGCCAACGGCTATATCCCTGATGGTTACACCCGGCCAGGGCTCCCTCCCCCGAAACCTCTTTGCGGTGACGAGGCGTTTGAAGACTTCTTCCAAGAGGAACCGGCCCCCTTCGAGATCGCTCTCTTGCGAAGCATCTACATCGAGTCCCTGAACATGGCCTTCGCCGGGAATGCAGACTACGACGACCAGATCCTAATCCCAACCGTATTCCAGGCCCCATACCCTCGGCCTCCGTTGACCCTGATCGACGAGGCCCAGGACCTTTCGCCCCTCAACCACGCGATGCTGAAGAAACTGGTGGGAACTAGAAGGCTGATCGCAGTGGGCGACGAGTGTCAGGCCATCTACGGTTTTCGCGGGGCGGACGCCCGGTCGATGAAGAAACTGGAAGATGAGTTCTCGATGAAAAAACTCATCCTTTCCGTTAGCTTCCGCTGCCCCGTCTCCATCGTCGAACACGCCCGCTGGCGAGCCCCCCACATGAAGTACCCCTCCTGGGCCATCCCGGGGGAGGTCCGCGATTGGCATGAGTGGACCATCGAGGAGATTCCTTCGGAAGCTGCGATCGTCTGCCGCAACAACGCTCCGCTCTTCGCCCTCGCGATGAAGATGCTCAAATCCGGGCGCTACGCTCAGATCGTCGGTACCGAACTTACGAAGAACTTGCTGAAGACGATGAAGAAACTCGGCCCCCCGTCGATGCCACAAGAGAAAGTGCTCATCGCCCTTGACCAGCAACTGGCAACCAAGTTGGAGAAAAGTAAAGACCCCGGGCCACTCCGTGACCGCTTCGAGTGCATGAAGGTATTCGCGAGGGAGGGGAAGACGTTGTCTGAAGCCATGGCCTTCGCTGAGCATATCTTCAATGCTCAGTCGCCAACGCTCCTAATGACAATTCATAAGAGCAAGGGGTTGGAGTTCAACGACGTTTTCATCCTCAACCGTGAATTGCTGAAGAAGGAAGGGCAGGATAAGAACCTACTTTATGTAGGTCAGACTCGAACGAAGAACACGTTGACGTATATTGATCTTGAAGGAGTGAATGAAAATGTCAATTAATCCAGTGATAGTCACCACCATCGACAAGCTCGCCGACACCTTCGACAACCTCAACCTCTCCATCGCCCCCATGCTCACCATCGAGTTTCAGAGCGAACGAGACCTCGACATGTGGTTGAATCAACTTCACAAAGAGTTGGCCGTCTATTCTAAGAACGGAGTTGTAATGCGACCCCGGGCCGGCGAGGTGAATAAGTTCAACGATGTGCTTTGCGTTTTTAAGTTGCGAAGCAGCTGATATGGCCCCATGAATCATTCACGCCGCCATACGTAACCCCGTCCTGCAAAAAGTTACCCCAAAACCCGCCGTCCCTGCAGTTTGCCATTGACACCGCCCGCGAATCATATATAGTGGGCGGTGCAATCAACCATCCAACCCCAAGGAAACCAAGATGAAGTCCAAGATTATCCACGGCCACACTTTCTCCGTCTCCATGCCGTACGCCGTCGGCCACGTTCTGACCGAGGCTGAAGCCAAGACCCTGAACCAGACCCGCGCCGAGAATATCGGCAACAACGTCCGCGAAGCAATCAAGGCCGCGCTTGAAGCCGGCAACACTACCGAAGCCGAGAAGATCGTCGCCGACTACGACGCCCAGTACACCTTCTCGATGGGCGGCGGTGAGCGGGTTGTGAAGGACCCGGTCGAGCGCGAAGCGGTGAAGATCGCCAAGGAGCAGATCAAGCTGGCACTGGCGAAGAAGGGCCGCAAGCTGTCCGACATCCCCGAGGGCCAGACCAAGGAGTCGTGGGACGAAACGCTGCAGGCCAAGATCGATGAGGTCGCCGCCAACCCTGCCGTCCTCGACGCCGCGAAGAAGGCCGTTGCCGCGAAGAAGAAGCAGGCTGATGCGCTTGCCGCGGCCATCAACCTCGACGACTGAAACCTGCACAGTTGTTGAGTAGCCCCGAGTCTTTAGCCATAGGGACTCGGGGCACCATTTCTTCGCACTTCACCTCCTCCCGAAGATGCGAAGCTCCCGCGAAGCAAGGTTTCCCCTCATTTTCCTTGCAACGCAAATTGAGTCCCCGGTTCCGCCATGATCCGGGGACTCATTCACTCCACAGCCAAGGAGGCTTTCATGAAATTCCAATGCGAACTACGCGGCGCCAACTTCCGCTCTGCCGAGGATAAAGACGCGCTGAAGGCGTGCGCAACCGGGGATGAGCTTTACCTCCTCCGCGACACCAACAACCAGTATGACGAAAACGCCGTCGCCATCTACGCCGACGCCGAGTTTGACTTCCATGTCGGCTTCGTAGCGAAAGAGACCGCGGAAGAACTTGCCCCGCTCCTCGACGAAGGCCACGAGTTCCGCTGCTACATTCACTCATGGCTATCGACGCTGAAGCCCTATGTCATCATCGAGCAAGTTTGAGCTTTTCCTCCACGAGGCCCTCGGCGCGGACATCGGTATCAAGGTGGACGTGACGGGGGACCGTGAGCGAGCACGGCAGCGCTTCTATCAAGCCCGGGCCAAAGACCTCTTACTCTTCGAACACCTTTCCATCGTCATAGACCCCATAGTTAGCACTAGACTGTGGATTATAAACAAAGGAGGCAACGTTGCCGAAACTGAGTGAAGACTTGACAAAGCACACGTTCCACCTCCGCCGGGGCGACGTTGCTAAACTCCGCGAAATCTACCCCAACGTAGCGGCGGCGATCGTGATCCGGCGTTTGATTTCCACAACAGTGGATCGCTTCGAAAGAAACGAGCCCATCGTTAACATTGGGGAGGTAGTCCTTTGAACCAATACTTTATCACTGTCCTCGACGACGACGGTTTCGTCTTCCTCAAACGAGGTCTCTTCGAAACCCATCACGAAGCCGTCGAGGCTATGGTTGAAAACCCGGCCGACGTTATCTCCGTGATTGAGATTGCTGAGGAAGTTCAGGCCAAGGTATGGCTTTCAGATTCTTCTGAAATTTTGGTAGAGGAACTCATATGACCGACGGCACAGTAATAGACATGTCGGAACTCTTCCGCCGCGATCCCCTCGGTTACTCAAAACAGGACATCGAGGTCATCGTCGCTCGGTTCCGCGAGTCGCGCAAGCAGTTCGACCTCGGTAATAAGCGGGCCGGCTCGACCAAGCCGTTGTCCCCGGCTCAGAAGAAGATCGCGGATATGGGCAACGCACTCGGACTGGAGATTGATCTATGATCGAACGCAAGAGCTTCCGCGATGGAATGCAATTCGCCTGGAACTCATCTTCAATCACCGTCGCCAGCGAATGTCTTTACAAATACAAGCTACAAGTGATCGATGGTTGGGCCTCGTCCCGCACCAGCGTGCATTTGATCTTTGGAGGTCTTTACGCTACTGCGTTAGAGCATTATCATCAACATGTTGCTCTTGGTGATGGTTGGGAAGAAGCGCTAGGGAAGGTGGTTCACGAGGCGCTGATTTCTTCGTGGATGCCCGAGATTGAATGTGAAAAATGTTGTGATGGTTATCAGATTGAAATGGATGCCCCTTGCTCTTATTGTGAGGGTACTGGAAAAATTGGGGGCCACCCCATGGAGTTCGATCACAACACCAAAACCCGGGAGAACCTCATCCGTTCTATCGTCTGGTACGTCGACCAGTTCCACGACGAGCCCATGTTCGTTATGAAGGACTCCGAGGGCAAGCCGCTGGTCGAACACACCGGGGTCTTCCAGGTCGACAACGATATCCTCTTCACCTGTCACCTTGACTCCGTTGTTGAGTACGCTCACGACCCTTACATCCGGGACCAGAAGACCACGGGGACAACCCTGACCGCCCGCTACTTCGACGGCTACAAACCCGACGTTCAGATGTCCATGTACACTTTTATGGGCAAGGCGCTGTTCAACATTCCGGTTAAGGGAGTGATTATCGATGCAGCTCAAATCGCAGTGGGCTTCACAAGGTTTGAAAGGGGTTTTACATTTCGGACGGATAGTGAACTTTCGGAATGGTACGACGACAGCATGTTTACTATTGAACTTGCCAGAAGGGCAGCAAAAGAAAATCACTTTCCTCGGAATACAACAAGTTGCGGAAATTATGGCGGATGTCCGTTTCGAGCTGCTTGTTCTAGATCACCAGAAGTCCGCGAACAGTTCCTAAAAGCCGACTTCGTTAAGGGCCTTCGTCTCGATCCTCTAGATATTAGGTAGCACCAATGCCCACAGCTGACCAGTTCCTCACCTCGCCCCTCATCAAGCTGTTGCTTCTAGGAGATAGCGGCGCCGGCAAAACCAGTGCCTTGGTCTCCTTGCTGGAAGCGGGCTACCACATTCGCATGCTCGACATGGACAAGAACCTTCTCAACCTCGTCCTTCACACCCGCAAGCGCTGCCCCGAGAAACTCCCGCACCTCGAGTACGAGTCCTACACCGACGACTACAAAGCATCGCAGGGCGGCTTGATCCTCAAGGGCCAGCCCCGGGCCTTCACCAACATGCTCGGCAAGCTAACCGAGTGGGCGAACATCGATGACCCCAATTCCATCCTCGTCATCGATTCCCTTTCCGCGGTCGGCCGTTCCGCATTCGAGTGGGCTAAGGGGATGAACCCCGCGAGCAAAGACCCTCGCCAGTGGTACGGCGCGGCGCAGAAAGCAGTCGAGGACACCATTGCGCTGTTGACTTCCGATCAGGTAAAGCAGCACGTCATCGTCATCACCCACATCAAATACGCTGAGTCGGACACCGGCTCGCAGAAGGGCTATGCCAACTCGATCGGCCAGGCCTTGAACACCGTCGTCCCCCGATACTTCTCCACCATGATCCAGGCGGAAGTAACCGGGACCGGCAACAATCTTAAACGAGAACTCCGGACAGTACCGACCGGGCTCGTAGATCTCAAAGCTCCGCCCCTCGACCTTCCCGCCAAGCTCCCGCTTGACACCGGGTTGGCCGAGATCTTCGCGAAGCTAAAAGCGGCCTAGCCCCCCGTCACGTGGGCTGTAAACGAAACCAAGGAAACGAAACTAATGGTTGATTTTAAATCTATCGCCTCGAAGAAGATCACAGATATCGAGAAGCCCCCGCTTCCGCCCGTCGGTACCTACCGCTGGACCATCACTAAGATCCCCGAGGTCCGCGAAGTGTCCTCCGACAAGGGCTCGTGGGATGCGGTTGAGTACCAGCTCAAAGCGCTCGAAGCCATGGACAACGTGGACATGGATGGTTACAAGGGCGGGATCGCCTCGATCACTTCCCGCATCTCCTTCATGTTCGACAAGAACGACCCGGCCAACTTCGCGAAGACCGAGTACCGTCACAAGGTCTTCCTCGAGAAGCACGTCGGTTGCGCCACCGCGGACATGTCGCTGAGCGAAGCGATGAACGCTTCCGTGGGTGGTCAGTTCCTCGCCGACCTCCGCTGGGATCCGGACAAGAGCAACCCCGGCGAGTACAACGCTAACATCGCGAAGACCGCCCCGGTTGAGTTATAGCTGAAGCTAGGCGAAGGGGAGCTTCGGCTCCCTTTTGCTGCTAGGAGGACCCAATGACTGACCATGACTACGGAAATTTCTTGCCCGAAAAATATTACCTTTGGAGCACCCGCCTATCCGGCTGGGCTACCAACGCCGGCACCTACACCAGCGACCGTCACTCAGCCGTTCTTCTATCCCACGCGGATGCGATAGAGCGCTGCAAAGTACACCGGGGGATGGGCGGAGAGTTCGGGCTCGTCCCTGTTTCCGAAACGATGTTGAGGGAGATCTTAAAATGACCGAGTTTGATCGCTATGTATTTTATTATAACAAAAACGTATGCTATTTTCTTCATAGCTACGCCGGCATGTCATCCCCTGGACCGTTTATAACATTACATACCGTTTGCGTATTCGGATTGGATGGAGTAACCGGATGACCAGCGGCTCCTTCCAATCCATCCCCCTTTCCTCCATCATCATCAACCGCTCGGAGCGCCAACGCCGTGACCTCACCGACATCGAGGAACTCGCGGACAGTATTAATCGTATTGGTCTTATCCACCCTATTGTGGTCACTCCAGATATGGTTCTTGTTGCTGGTGAACGTCGCTTCACAGCAATCAGCCTTCTCGGCTGGACCGCCATCCCCGCTCAGTTCACAACCGACCTGTCCGAACTAGAACTCGGCATCATCGAGCTTGAAGAGAACATTAAGCGGCAGGCGATTTCGTGGCAAGACGAGGCCCTAGCTGTTGATAAGTTCCACCGGCTGCGCCTTCAACAGAACCCCGAGCAGACCCTTGACGAGACCGCGCAGGAACTTGGCCAGTCTTCCTCCGGCATATCTAAAAAGATAGCTGTAGCTAAGGAGATCGCCCGGGGTAACGTGCTGGTGAAGAACGCGGACAAGCTTTCAACCGCACAGAACATCACTGCCCGGGAACAGTCCCGTCGGCAAGCCTCGCTCGACACCATCGCAACCGGGCTGCTGGACGACTTCACCGGGGAGGTAACCGATGTTACAAAGAAAGTCCCGCTACTTAACACCGACTTCATCGAGTGGGCTGATGCATACACCGGCCGCCCCTTCAACCTTCTCCATTGCGACTTCCCCTACGGGGTCGACATGCACAAGTCCGGCCAGGGTGCGAACCAAGAGTTCGGTAGCTACGCTGATTCAGCTGACGTTTATTGGAAGCTGCTTGATTGCCTCGGGCGCAACATGGATTCTTTGGTAGCGCCATCAGCGCATTTGATCTTCTGGTTCTCGATGGATTATTACAATGAGACAATGGACATTCTCACAAGGGCCGGCTGGAGAGTTAATGCTTTCCCACTTATCTGGTTTAAGTCTGACAATACCGGAGTCATACCTGACGCCCAGCGCGGACCTCGCCGGGTATATGAAACTGCATTTCTCGCAAGCCGCGGAGATAGAAAACTTACTCCACGTGGGGCTGTGTCTAACCTCTTCGCTCACGCAGGCCGCAACAAAGAACTCCACATGAACGAGAAGCCGGTCCCCATGCTCACCCACTTCCTCAGCATGTTGACCGACGAATACACCCACTTCCTCGACCCCACCTGCGGCTCGGCCAACGCGGTCAAAGCGGCGGAGGCACTCGGTGCCAATTCGGTGCTGGGGATTGAGAAGAATGAAGAGTTCTTTCTGCGTTCTTCAGCCGCGTACTATGAAGACTAACTGGGCCATACCCTTGAACCATTCACAAAGCCATATCGGAGAATCCACATGCCAAAGACATCCTTCATCGACTCCGTTGATTCCAACGCTCTTTCCGAAGCTATGCAGAACGTCGACGCTGATCACCCCTTCACCGGCAATCAGGACTTCACCGTCGATGTAGCCGAAGAAGCGCCGATGCCCCACGCTCAGTATTCCGACCCTCTCCTCATCGAGCGCGAGACAACCCACGGAGACTACCGCAACACCGCCCGGATCATCCAGCGGTTGAAGGACACGCTGCTCGTCGAACAAGTTCGGCGGACCAAGCGCGGTCAACCCCGGCTCACCGACACACAGAAGGAATGCCTCGACATGATCGTTCACAAGATCGGGCGGATCGTATCCGGCGAGAGCGGACACGCGGATCACTGGCAGGACATCGCCGGCTACGCCAAGCTCGCAAGAGCCGACGTATGAAAATCCTCCTTCTCGGGGAAGCATTCTCGGAGGCCGACGAGCGTGTCGGTCTTCCGTTCCAGGGGCCGGCGGGGTGGTTCCTTCGAGACGCCCTGTCTTCCGTCGGAGTCGATTACAAGGATTGTTTCGCAACCTCCGTCTTCAATCTCCGCCCCCAGCCGAAGACCGACATCATCAACCTCTGCGGGTCAAAGACCGAGGCCATCCCGGGCCTCCCCGCGCTAGTCAAGGGCAAGTACGCCCGCTCGGAGTACATCAATGAACTTCGTAGACTTTACAAAGAAATTAACCGCGAGAACCCAAACATTATCATCGCGCTGGGAGCGACAGCGACGTGGGCGCTCTGCCACAGCGCTGGTATCCGTGCGGTTCGGGGGGCGTTCACCGTTACGCATCAGGATTGCGGGAAGAGTGTCGGTGTTCCACTCGCCCGCCAGTTCAAGGTAATGCCCACGTACCACCCCGCGGCAGTACTTCGCGAGTGGACCCTTCGCCCGATCGTCTATTCAGATCTAGATAAAGCGACGAGGAACAGTGGGTTTCCAGAAGTCATCCGCCCCACCCGTGAAGTCTGGATCGAGCCCACATTGGAGGACATGCTTCGTTATGAGAAAGAATACATCCTCCCGGCTGAACGACTATCGATCGACATCGAGACTAAGGGCGATCAAGTTACTTGTGTTGGCTTTGCTCCTTCCGTATCCTCCGCTATCGTCATCCCCTTTTATTCTTTCTCAGTCCCCGAAAGAAACTACTGGGCAAAGAAAGAAGACGAGTTATCCGCGTGGAAAATGGTGAAGAGGTGGTGCGAAAGCAAACCCTCAGTGTTTCAGAATGGCTGTTACGACATGCACCGTCTCTGGCGAACCTACGGCATCCGCTGTGTACCAGCTGAAGACACCATGCTCTTGCACCACAGCTTGCAACCGGAAATGGAGAAAGGCCTCGGCTTCCTCGCTACCATCTATACCGAGGAGGCCTCTTGGAAATTCATGTCAAGGGTCGAAACATTGAAGAAGGAGGACTAGATGAGTAAGACAGTCAGCACAAAGAACATCTACGCCCCGGATTTAGTTTCCGTGGAAGAGTTTGGCGAGCATAAATCTTTCGTCAACCGCGCAGCAACAACCAGAGTATGGACTTTTAAATCTGCGGATGACGCGAGAAAATTTGAAAAAGCTATTCAAGAAACACCGTCTAGATTTATTAGAGGGAAAAAGAAATGATCTACCTCGCTTCCCCCTACTCCCACCCCGATCCACTCATCCGCAAGACCCGTTTCTTGCTAGCCGAGGAGTTCGTCGCCAACAACTTTCCCAAGCATATCTATTCCCCCATCGTTCACTACCACGAGATGGCATTGAAGTTTAATCTCGAATCTGATTTTCAGAATTGGAAACAGATCAACTTCGACATGATCCGCCGAGCCGACGCCTTCTGGATTCTTGACATCGACGGCTGGTATGAAAGTAAAGGCGTGACAGCAGAGGGTGACTTCGCCCGGGAATGCGGTTTCGATCTTCAACTAACGAGTGGAAAAGAATGGCCCGGATCATAGACACCTCGACCCTCACCCCCGAACGCCTCCGTTCCATGACCCAGGACGAATCTTACTGGGTCTACAACGGCCTTGACGTATGTGTCACCGAGGAAATCCTGCAACAGTTGTTGCCCCAGCTCGACGAAGTCACCCGCCCCACTTACGAGCTATCCAAAGCACTTCAAGCCCCGGTCCTCGAAATGTCCATGCGCGGGATTCTCGTCAACCAGAACACCCGCCGCAAGATTATGTCGAAGTTTCAAAAGCAGCTTAGGCAGCTTGAAGAACAGCTCGACGCCATCGTGGGTGAAGGGATCGGGGTGCCGCTTAACTGGCGCAGTCCCAAACAACTTGGCGAGCTTCTCTACGACATCATGGGCTTGCCCGAACAGAAGAAGAGGAATACGAATGGAATCTTTGCAAGAACTACCGGCCGAGAGGCCCTCGAAAATCTTGGTGTGCATTTCCTCGCCGAACCACTCGTCAACCATCTGCTGCTCTTGCGAGACATTGGCAAGGCTCTCGGGTTTCTTGAGACTGGCATCGATACTGACGGACGTATGCGGACCAATTTCAATATCGCTGGAACTAACACCGGACGATTTGCATCCTCAGCTTCGGATTACGGTACAGGAACCAACCTTCAAAATGTGGCGAGAGACCTTCGACGAGTCTTCGTCGCCGACCCGGGAATGAAATTCGCCAACCTCGATCTTGAGCAAGCTGACTCGCGCAACTTGGGCGCGCTACTTTGGGAGGTATTCTACGATGAACTCGGACCCGACGAAGCCGGGAAGTATCTTGACGCTTGTGAGTCGGGGGATCTGCATACTTTTGTCTGCCGCATGTGCAATTCGCAGCTCGCCTGGGGAACCGCACCGGACCGACAAATTGCGGATACAGTATTCTACCGTGACAAAACTTACCGAGACGGAGCTAAAGTTCTTGGACACGGCTCAAACTATCTTGGTACCCCCAGGACAATGGCAAAGCACACCAAGTTTCCAGCGAACCTTGTCGAGCAATTTCAGCACAAATATTTTGGGGCTTTCCCTGCCATCCCTCGCTATCATTCCTTCGTACGCGGCGCTATTAAAGACTACGCCAGTCTCACAACATTATTTGGTCGACGTAGATTTTTCTTCGGAAGGCACACCGACGATGCAACCATTCGAGAGGCTGTTGCTTACTCTCCACAATCTATGACCGCCGATGAGATCAACACCGGCATCCTCAATCTTTGGCGGGCGAACAAAGTTCAGCTTCTCGTCCAGGTCCACGACTCCATTCTCTTCCAATTCCCCGAACATCTTGAAAATGAAATCATTCCTTGGGCTCTTGAAAATCTCCGCGCACCTTTGAAACTAAAACACGGACGAGACTTTGTTGTTCCTACTGAAGCCAAGACAGGCTGGTCGTGGGGTGACTGGTCGGAAGATAACCCTGATGGATTAAAAAAGTGGAAGGGAAGTGATTCCCGAGAACGGAGTGAAAAATATGCCAAGCTCTCGATTAGAGCTCTCTGAACAACTTGTGGGTCTACTAGATTATAATTCAGGTACAGGAGAGTTACGTTGGAAATATATAATGTCCACAAAGAAACCAACATTGGAGGCCGGATGTATAAATAAAGATGGCTATCATGTAATTACATTTTGTGGAGTTCAGTTCTTTGGGCATATCTTAGCTTGGAGAATTCATTATGGAGTTTGGCCTTCTTCTTTACTTGATCACAAAAACAGAAAACGAAACGAAAATCAAATAGATAATCTTCGAGAAGCTACAAGTCGCGAAAATCAACTAAACAGTTGTCGTTTCGATAAACCTTCAGTTGGTATTTCTTATAACGCTAGATGTAGAAAATGGAAAGTTACGGGAGGACGGCCTCAGAGAAAACACCTGGGGTATTATGAAACTTTCGAGGAAGCACAGGCGGCACGTGATGAACAACATAAAAACACTTCAGTCGGTAACACCAGCATCCGTGCGGAAATGTAATAACTGGGTGGACTCCTTCGAGAATTACTGCGCTCACAAAGGCTCCCCCCAAATCTTCACTAAGTGGGCGGGCATCTTTACAGTGGCCGCCGCCCTTGAACGACGAGTCTGGATCAACACTAATAAGGGGAAGAACTTCGCGGGCATGTTCACCTTCCTCGTCGGTCCCCCGGGCGCGGGTAAAACCCTGGCGATGAAACTATCCCGGGAGTTCCTCGCATCCCTCGACAAGTTCCACCTAGCCCCGTCGTCAGTAACCAAGGCCTCGATGGTCGATGCACTTAGCGAAGCCGTACGTCAGATCATCCGGCCGAAGGAGACCCCATCGATCATCAACTTCAACTCCGTCACCGTATCATCGAACGAGCTTGGAACATTCCTAACCGCTTATGAGTCCGACTTCATGTCCTTCCTCACCGATCTTTGGGATGCGGATAACTATTCCGAGACCCGGCGTAGTTCCAAGCTCAACATCAAAATCGACAACCCTCAGATCAACATGATGGCCGCTACCACCCCGGCTTGGCTCACGGGCTTTCTCCCCGAGGGCGCGTGGGACATGGGTTTCCTATCCCGCGTCATGCTCGTCTACTCCGGCGCCGATGAGCCGGGGGATCTCTTCGCCGAGAACACCTACGATCAAGCCTTGAAAAAGGATCTCACCCATGACATTAAACAGATCTTCGAGCTATATGGGAAGATGGAGTTCACAGAAGATGCGGCGAAGCTTATCACGGCTTGGCACAAGGCAAAGGGCCCTCCCATCCCCGACCACCCGAAGCTTGCTCATTATAACACTCGCCGGACTCAGCATCTTCTCAAGCTGTGCATGGTATCTTCTGTATCAGCTGGCAATGATCTTCTCATCACGGTAGAGAACTACGTCGAGGCCCTCGATTGGTTGACCGAGATGGAGGAGACAATCCCCGATATCTTCAAATCAATGAAGACAGCCGGGGATAGTAAGACGATCGAAGAGGCGTATTATTATGTGTATAAAAGTTTCGCCCGGGATAAGAAGCTTGTCTCCGAACACCGCCTCCTCGCCTTCCTTTCCGAACGGACCCCGGCTCACAACGTCGAGCGTATCGCGGGGATCATGGTCAAGGGCGGGCTGCTTGTGAAGGAGTTCATGACCAGCGGTCTTTACGGGTATAAGCCGGGGGCAAAGGACTAAGGGTAGAAGTCCGTAGTCGAGATCCAAAACGGGTGACACCGATGTTGGAGCTGGGCAAAAGTTCCCCGGGTGAACTCCTTCGTGTCAACCGCGACCAGCCACGGGCCGGCTCTTTGCAACCCCAGCGGTCTATTTGGTGATCCCGTGTCTTCGGGGTCTCGTTGCACACTCACGGCTATCCGCTCAAAATTATCCGGCCGCTGACCCACATACCAGCTTAGCCCAACGTATTCACAATCTCTCAGTTTTTCAAAGTTCACCCGGATCAGCGTCCAGCCCGGGCGTGGTGTTTCCATAGAATTAATTTTCAGCTTCCCAACTACCGGCCACCACTCAGTTTCTAACCGCGGCCCGAGAGAATAAAACGCCGCGATCATACAGATAGCGATGAAGGTAGCGCAGACCGCCTTGACCCCGGTGTGAAAGAGTTCAGTTGTCCTAGACAATTTTCAACCCTCCCTTGATAATGAAGTTGAGTATAGCCAGCACCAGCCCCGATCCAATCGCGGCTAGAATCCACCGTCCCAGTGATTTAATCCCCGAAACATCGGCTTCGATCCGATCTAGCCGCTCATTCAAATTCTTATCTCGTTCTTCTCTCACCGCCCTATCAATCTTTAACTCATCAAGAATGTCCTTGGTCCTTCTATGATCGTGAACAATCTCAGTAATTGATTTACCTTGGTCAGATAGATTACGCTCGAGTGTATCAGTCCGCCGGCCGAGTCTTTCCAAATTCTCTTCCATCGGATCTAATCCTTCTTGCATCCTTTATCCGCCCTACACTGTAGTTGAAATGCCGCCAACTCCTTTGCAAAGTTTCGATCGGTAGTGATGAGGTAATCCACAGACTCAGGTTTTGGGTGCATAAGTGAATAACCCAGTCCATCAGCGGTTCTTCCCTGGCACGAGGATAGTGTCACGCAGCCCAGTATCATCAAGCTTATTAACCGCATTCTGAATCTCCCGTTGTTCATCTAGTTGCTCTTGGTCCGCCTTTGCATCGCGGAGTCTCTCCACCGTCCCCCGATAGATATACCCCTGCCAGTAAGCCCCCGAAATAAGCAAGATGAGAAACACTACCGCCCCGGCTGCGAACCATTTCGCCATCAGTTCCTCCGCTTCTTAACATACAGGTACATGGCGAAACCAACCGCGGCTACCAGCACCACAGCCAGCGCAATCTGCACCGGGCCATTTCCCTGAAACCAGCCCGTGCCCGCCGCGGTCAGCACACCCGTAACCGCGGTGATGTTAGTCGAGTTCACCAGCGAAGGTGTATCCCGCTCCGGCTGCGAACCCGAGCTTTGAATGAAACTCCCCTTCGACCATAGCCCGGCCTCGGCGCTTCTCCGGTTCACCAGCCCGGTCATCTTTTTCCCCTTCGAGTTAATCCACTTCATCATTTCGCCGGGGACTTCATCGTGTCGGCCCTCGTTCAATTTCCGTAGCAAGGTCGAGGACCGAAACGCCCCATTCCCCACGTTGAAGATAAACGAAGTCAGCGCGTCGTATTCATTCTGATTCAACTCCACCTTGACGCTGCGGGAGATTTCCCTTTCCGCCACAGCGATATCCTGCCGCAGCAACTCTTCCGCCCGATCTTCATTGATAGTCATCCCCGGGCGCACATCGGACCCGGTATGTCCATAGCCGATCGTGAGCGTACCTTTCACCGCATCACCCGGCTTAATCCGTCGACGTCCCCGGGGCGGATCAAAATCGTCATAGGCGAAGGGAATAAACGCTTCCCAGGCTTTAATCTTATTCACACCATTGTCGCTGATCTTCATGATTTTACCTCTTCGCTGCAAGGATAAGGAGCTTTCGCGCCGTGATGTTAGTCGTACCCGCTGACGCCCGCTTCAGCCAGAACGTCAGACCAGCCCCGGAAACTACTCCCGAGGGTATCATATCAATATACTGTTCGAAGGAACCGCCGGTTGGCACTAGCGACTTACCGCCTCCGATGATTGAGCTTCCCCCGCTTCGTACATCAATTTCCAGTTCGTCTGTGTTACTCGCCTTGAACTGGCAGAAGACCCAAATGGATGCGCTCGCCCCCCAGCTCACCGTCACCGTTTGCATTTGGGAGTACGAAGTACCAACACTAGCACCGCCCGCCGTTTCCGCCCCGGCCTGCACTGTCACGGCGTTACCCGCGATGTTCAGTGTATCAACCGTCAAGCTTCCCATGATAGCGGAAGAGATATTCACCGCACCCAAGGTAGCTGAAATCGCCGAGAGCGAAGTAACATTCATCTTCGCCGCCGTGATCGCCCCGGCTTGCACCTTATCAGCGGTGATTGCCCCGGCCCCGATTTCAGTCGCCGTTACCGCCCCAGCCGCAATCTTCGCGGTCAAGATAGCCCCAGCTAGAATCGCATCCGAGGTCACAGCCCCGGCCGTTATCTTACTCGCGGTCACAGCCCCGGCGCTAAGCTTCGGGGTGCTAATCGCCCCGTCGCTAATCTGCGTTGAGGTGATCGTTCCCGCGATATCCGCCGCTGCCGTTTCCCTTGTCCAGCCCGACGCCGTATATCTATACAGCTTCCCATCCGAGTTAAGATACGCAACATCGCCGATGGTGTTACCCGAAGCTGGCAACGTATTCACAATATGAATACCCGTGAAGCCGTCGGGGAAGTTAACGTCTTCCGCGGTTACTAGCGGCACCCATTCCGTACCATCCCAGCTATACAACTTCCCATCAAGTTCCTGATAGGCGGTCTGTCCAACGAACAGCCCCTCTTCCGGGAGAATAGGATAGATGTAGAAGTAGCTCGCATCATCGGGGAGTTCAACTTCACCACCCCCGCCACCTTCGCCACTTCCCAGCACCTGCGTCCACTCACCGCCGATGTAGATGTAAAGTTTGCTATCGGCAAGGTTGTAAACAGCCCGGCCTACAAAGTTATCGGTATCCGGCAGCGCATCCACCACCTCGATATATCCGAAGGTGGGAATACCGCCGCCACCTTCTCCGGTCCCCACCGTGATCCAGGTTGCCCCGTCGTAAACGTAAAGCAGGTTATCCGTGGTGAGAAATACTACCTGCCCCTCAACCGCTGACCCCGGCAACGCCCCGACAGTTTTAACAAAAGATGAGCCGGCCGGCGGTTCAGCTACCGCATAAGCCGCAGCCATCTTCACCTCAACCTTAACCCCGTTGGGAACCGCGCCGGAAAGTATCAGCACCCCATCCACAACGATGTAAGACTCTTTGTGCTGATAAACGCCCGAGACATAAACGTCGATCGCGTCTTCGAGAATATCAACATTCTCAAGATCGAAATCAGTCTCCGTACCATCCCCGGTAAACTGCATATAGTCGGGGATAACCGCGTCGATCATTTCAGCGAAGTCTTCGGCAGCCGCGAGGTAAGCCGCCGCTTGATCCTTATACGCCTCCGCTTCATCCGCGCTCGCCGCAGCATTTTCCGCAAATCCGGCGGCCGCTACAACCAGATCCCCAAATTCATCCGGGTCCTGCCCAAACGGAACTAGCACGGCTTGCGAGATATCGTCAACCAGCTGTTGAATCTGCATTTCCTGCCGATCCATCGCGGTCATGATACTCGGGCCATCGTAACCCCCATAGCGGGTCAATTCAAGTTCCTGAATGTAGGGAACCCGACGCTGGATCACGATGCGAGAGGTCGATGGAAGTTTCACCGTCGGGGAGTAGCTAACCGTCCCGCTTCCGTCATCGTTGAAAACCACAACGACAGTTGGATCAGCGTCCGTGGTTACAAACGTTGTCGCATCTTGAATGTAGATGTTGAGAAGATCCTCGTCCGCCGGGGAAACCGGGAAGGAGAATGGAAACTCCGTAGTAACCCCGTTGCCAGTGTACGCTACGATAGAGCCGGTGTTGGTGACGCTCATTGACCTCTCCTTTCAGGAAGGCTGGAACCAGCTGAAGCTTCGACTGCATCGATAGCTTGGCGAAGATAAAATACGTTTTGGAAGGGGAGGAGTTTACGGAACTCTTTAAGTGTAGCTTGGGTCGGCTCATTAATCCCGGTGACTACCGAAGCAACGCCCTGGCCAAAATCAAACGACGGGCCGAGCAAGGATTCCATAAGATTATCCCCCGGCCGCCGAGTGGATTTTTTCCCTGAGAAACTTACGTAATCGGAGATAAGGGGGATGTTCTGGCCCACACGCTGGACTTCCCCAAGTCCGCCGATCAGGCCGCTTCGCCCGATAGCTTCATCAGCCCAACGATTTATATCCGCGTTCATCATATCTTCATACGCCTGTCCCCCGGTTGATACTGCCCAGAAATAATAACCCAATGCCCCGAGTCCCATCGAGGCCATAGACCCGGAAAGCACCGCAGCATCTTTCTGCTGCAGCCCGGCCAACATAATCTTCGGCGTTGAGGCCATTCCGAAACTCTTAAACTGGTACAGCATTCTTCCCAGTTCATTCGTGTCAGAAAGCAGCGGTCGTTCAAGCCCCGGCTGGATAATAGTCCGCGAGACTTCCCGGTACAATGCTTGCCGGTAGATCTGCGTGGCTTCAAAGTTCTCCCAGCTTTCAGTGTTCGGCCACCAGACCCCGTTCACCTTAGCCCCGCCGGCATTCTCCATAACTTCTTTCCAAAGCAGCGCCGCATCGGGGCCTTCAATCCCGATCATGGCGAGGTATTCCACCGCCTCTTGTTCTTTCATAATCCCCTTCGCGCCATTGATCGTCGCCAGGGCATCCATGATTTTCACATTAGCTATATTAGCCGTAACCGCCTTCATTCCAACTGTCCAATAATCAAACAGCGCAATCAAGCCGATCTTATTCGTCGCCCACTGAACACCCTCCTCAAACTTACTCCCCCGTTTCATATCGTCCAGAGTATCGGAAAGGGCCATAGCGCGGGAATGTAACGCGATGTCATTCGCGGCGTTGGCTAGCTTGGCTTCCCGAAAATTCATTTTGAAGGCTTTGAGGTTATTAATCAGCGGGAGAAAGCCATCCCGGAAAGTTCGAGTGAGTCCGTATTTCATCACCGGCTGCCCCATATCCGGAAGAGAGGCCCAGAGCACACCACCCATCTGCCGGGCTACGTTCAGTTCCCTTACCAGTTTAGCCCCCCGATAAGCCACGCCGTCTGGATCAGCGGGCAACCCCCGGATATTTCTAATCCGAGCTATCGACGCTTCCCAATTATTCTTATACAGCGTGAAATCTTTATTCAGCTGCTGAGATTTCTTTTCCTTCTGTGCCGGGGAAAGATTGGGATCTTCGTCAATGAGGCGGAGTTTCTGGTCAAGCTCATCTCGGGCCGGCTGTTGAATAGTTTCCCAGTCCATCGAACCGAACTTCTTATTCAGTTCAATATCTGGTCCCATCGTCCGAACGTAGCGTTTCGTAATCTCATCAATGTCTGTTTCGAGGAAGTCGGAAATTTCCAGTGAAGAAATATCAACGGCCCGGCGAAGTTCTGCGCCCCGCTTATGCAACATGAGGTCGATAGCGGGAAGCCGGTTGTAGTTCCCGACGATCTGGTCTTTCAGCACCGTGGCGATCTCTCTCGCGTGGTCCATGAAATTGGCAGCCCCGTTTTCCAAATCCATTCCCGCCGCCGTCTTAGCCCAACGATCTCCAAATTCACGAGTAATTTGTGCCGGCCGCTTCTTCAACTGTCCGATCTTATATTCAACTTGAGCCGGGTCTAGCTTCGCGGCTTCCCGATCCAGCGCGGCAATTCTCTTCCCTCGACGTAGGTTGATCTCCGCCATTTCATCATTCAGAAATGTCAGCCCTTCATTAACTGTGTTGCGGATTTCTTCGCGAGAGAGGTTCTCCGCGTTGTCAAGCTTCGCAGCAATAACGTTAAGCTTTTCTTGGCGAATGAGTTGTCTATCTTCCGCCGCTCCGAGTTCGGGACCAAAGCCTTCCGCCTGCAACTTAACTACCTTCTCTTCCCCCTTCTCAAACGTAGCCAACGCGGAAGTAAACTGGTTTTTAAACTTAACCAGCTCCGCATCCAGCTTTTCATCCGACCATTTCTGCAACTCCTTCCACGTTGTCTGGGCTTTCCTCGCCACCCGTTCAAACGCTTCGATGCTTTTATCTTCCAGCGCCTCAATCCGGTCAAGCTTCTGCGCCCGGCGCTCACTCAACACCGCCCGGGACCGGGACAAATTACGAATGCGAGTTTGCAGTTCTCTTTGCAATTCCTTCGCCCGCTTGAGATCTGCTCCCCCGGCGTTCTCCATATCCTTCGCGTCAGCACGAAGCTGCTTTCTCACCCGTTCCAGTCGGGTTTGATTTAGCTTGGTAATGTCATATCCGATGAGATCTTTCGCACCCCGGCGAGTTTCAATCGCCTCACTCATCTTCATAACCCGGGCTAGTTCTTCCGAAGACAACGCCGCCGGATTATTCGCAAGCCGGGACTCCAACGCCCGGGTTTCCGATATCGCAGCCTGAAGATTCTTAACCGCATCCGGGGTGGTAGCTTTTACAATCGCCAGCTCATTGATGAACTTATCCCGCAGCGCCGCAACCGTTTCCGGGGGAGCTTCGACATCATCGATCTCCGTCTTAGCCTTCTTCACTTTCGTTTGCATTTTCTCAAGCTCGGTCTTAAACTGTGCTTCGAGTTTCTTCGAATAGTGATTTGCTATCTTTTCGATAAATTCAATCGGCCGGCGCTGGATCGCAACGTCGTTATAAATGCGGTGGAGCCACGCCTTATCCCCAACTACTTCAATATCTTCCGGAAGGAGTTTAGCTTTTTTCGCAAGATCAAGAATAGGACCATAGACTTTGGCTTGTAACTCATTCGCGATTTCCACCACTTCCTTGTGTTGGGACTCAAATCCGCCCCAGATTGTTTTAGAAATTTCCGCGTTAAACTCTGGGCGGGACATTTTTGCCGCGGACATAGCTCCGCCGATGCGAGCCCGAGTGTTCGCGAAAAGCATCGGGGAGGCGCCTTCGAAGAAATATTTATTGTACGCCCGGTCGGTGGCTTCAATACCCTCGGTCAGCAAACCTCCATAAGTAGACTGGGCCCGGTTCCAGACTGTGCCGCCCGGGGAAGGAGCAACGCCTTCCAACGCACCTTCCAATTTCAACGCCGAGTCATCAAGGGCCGCGGTTAGAGAGCGCCAATTCAGATTACTAACCTGATCAATATTTTCCGTAATCGGGTTAGCCGTAACGCCGGTCTTATTAATCACCCGGCTCACGGCCCGCACGTCAGCCCCAACCAAATTTCCAGGATCCCGGGCTACGACGTCAGCGCCCAGTCCACCGCTTCCTTGCACGTCTATATCATTTGCAGCCCGGGTTAGTTCTTCTTCAAACTGCGCTCGAACCTCCGGCGTCACCCGGTAGAACACCCCGCCGAGGATTCCCATCAGCGCTGTCGATGCAGCAATGCCAATCAGCGATTCATCCACGCTTCGGGTTTCCTGCGTCCCCTGCAACACACCTTCAGTGGCCACCCCGGTTGCGAAACCTATCGACGCCATCTTCGCCGCCTGTCGGGCTCGGGTAGCACCACCCACGAGTGGAACGAAAGATAAGGGGGAGGCCAGCCCGGCTGTGATACTCGCGGCGAACCCGGTCCAGCCCGAGCGGGATAGCGTATCCCGGTCCTGATTTTCCTGCGTTATCTTTGAGACCTTGTAAAGAAATTCATCGTCGCTTTCTACTCCGAGGAACGCATCAGGGTAGGTCTGGAACAAGTTTGTCTTGTTAGCCTTGTCATATTCCTGCGCCCGGCTCTTAACATTGAAATCGCTTTTCAGCCCCTGGTTCTTAAACGGATGCTCCGAATATTCCATCAACGCCGCAACGTCATTCTCCATCCGAAACCCCGCGTCGAAGGTTTCAGAGACCGATGGATCGGGCTTCGGGGTGAGATCGGGCGTTTCGCTAAAGCGATTAAACTCACGAGACGGGGTGTCGAAAACAATCGGCATTAGTAAGTGTTCCCCATTGCATCGGTAGCCGGCATCTGGTAATCATCCGGAGTTTGTTCCGCAGGTGGATTCTGCAGAAGATCCAACTGTTCCCGCAGTTCCTTTTCCTCGTCAATGATTTCCTGCGGCAGCGTCTTTCCGGTGTTGATAGTGTTAGCCATCATCTTCATTTCTACGATGTCGGTCAGCCGCTCACCGATTTTCTTAATCTCGTTATTGAGATCGAAGTCAGCCTCTTCCTTCAGCAGAAGTTCCGGCGGCTTCTGGAACCAGATCCGGGGCCGTTCCCCGTCTACCATCGTATCACGATATACACCGTTAGCATCCTGCGCCATCACGCGGTAGCTCGGCGGCTCGTTACGAACACCAGCCCGGAACTGCTCCCATTCCTGCCTCGTCTTATCATCGGAGAAAAGCTCGAAACGTTGATCCGGGGCTAGCTTCAGCTCTGCCCTTACCTGCTGATTAATCCATTCGTAGCTTCCGCCGGATGGTTTATACCCAACAGCCTGAGGCGGGAATTTCATCACGGTCTTTCCATCACCGACCGGGGACACCGCCCACTGAGCCTTGATCGTTTTAAACGCGGCTTCCAATTTCAACGCCGAGTCATCAAGGGCCGCG